GGGTGTGCTGTGGAAACTAATGGTTGTCCATCACCAATAGTAAAGTCAGTGCTAAACGCATTGTTTAATACATTTGCTCCTTTTACTTCTTTGGTATGTTGCATTGAACGTGCCAATGCTTTTGTGTATCTACGACCTAATTGGTCATATAAATTATCCTCGATTGCCTCTTCAGTTAAAGAGAAAGCAAGAGCAACAGTTTCGTGTGTATATCTTGCAGTATATCCTTCTGAAGCATTATCAAAGCTTACGCCAGCACCTTCTTCCTTGACAGGAGCTGCACCAAATCCAACTACTAAAACTTCTTCTTCGAAAGCTCTGTCTGAGTCTTCGATAGAATATAGTTCTTCATATTCGTTTTGATATTCGTCATATTCAAGTCCAAAAAGTGCATTTAGACCGGGTTCAAGTTCTTTCGCTAA